CGGCCGTTTGCGACGAACCAGTACTTGATCGGCGAGTTGACGCCCAGCAACGCCACCGGATTCGAATTGGAGCCAGGAGGATCCAAGCGCGGCTGCGCCGGGTTGTAGCCGGTGTGTCCGAAGACCGCCAGGTTGTAGTAAGCGCTGGCGGGCACCACCCACGCCTGCAGAGACACGTAGATGTCATCCTCGCCCGCCAGACCTCGGCCCTTCAGTGACACGAAATCGTTGGCCGCGAGCGGACCGCTGGCCACGCCACCCACCACCTGCCATTGCTGGTTCGCTGCCACCAGGGCCGCGTTGGTGGTCAGGAAGTCCCGCAGGCGGGCCATGAGGTCGGTGATGTTGGCTGCTGTGTCGGTTGCCCAGGCCATGTTCAGAGTCCCAATACTTGGCGGATCGCCGCAGAGTTGCGGTTGATCTTGTTGATGATGGTTCTGTCGCTGCCTGGATCGTCGATGTAGTCCTCGAACAGACCCGGCGATACCTGATTGATCAGGCGTATACCCAGCTGAGTAGGCGAGCCGGTCGGAGCCGCCGCCACTGTGTTGAACACTGGCGAGCGCTGCAGCGAGGGCATCTGGCTGACCAGGCCGCCGTCGGCAAAGGCATAGGCACCCCATCGCCGGACGGCATCCATCCCGATGGCGTTGAAGGCATGCAGGAATGCGAGTGCACCGGGCTGAGAAACAACCTTGGCCCGGGCTACGAATTCACCGTTGGAGAGCCAGGCAGGAATGCTGTCACTGGTACCTGTACCTGCACCCCAAACGGGACCACCCTGCGCTCTACTGACGGGAGTAGGCGTACCCACACTGACCGTGCCGGTGTTGCTGGCCGCACCAGCAATACTACCGACCATACTGACAACGGCCTTGGCATTGTTGGCCGCAGCCAGTGCGATGGCGGCTTGCTTGAGTTGGACTGCGGCCGCAGACAGAGCCCCTGCACCGGTGATCAGACCGCCGCCGGCGCCCGCCAAGGCCGAGGCGCTACTGGTCACGGCACTTGCACCGGCGGTGACAACACCACCAGCAGAGGACAAGGCCGCGGCCGACGCCTGCGTTGCGGTCGCCGCAGCCACCTCGGTACCGACCTCGGCGCCCTTGTCGAACAGCTTTCCAGTCAGGGTGGACGCCAGCTTGGCCGACAGCTCATCGGCCACATACCCAGCCAGACCACTGGCGATGGACTGGAAGAAGCTGCGCACGATCTCGCCCAAGGTGGCATTGCCATTGGCCAGCGACATGAGGGCATCACGGAATGCGCTCTGGAACGTGGTGCGCACGTTCTGCTGCAGCAGGTTGGTGGTGGCGGCCATCTCCTTGAGCTTGACGGCCATCTGCTCGGCAGCCTGCAGCGCTTCGGGGTTCTTCAGCGCTTCGGCGGTGGCGCGCATGCGATCGGGAAGATCGCCCAGAGCGGTCAGCTGCTGCCGGGACAGATCTACCAGCTTCTGGCGCGCCTGCGCTTCGGTGATCAGCCCAGCCTGCAGCTCAACCTGGATGCGCTGCTGAGCCAAGCCCATTTCGCCCATTGCGCGGTTGTAGGTCTCCTGCATCTTCTGCAGTTCGGCCGTGAGGCGGACCAGCTCCTTGGCACGGTCGACCTCGGCCACACCGGACTGGTTGCCAGCCTCGACCATCTGCCGGCGTGTGACCTCGAGCTCGCGCAAGCTCTTGGCCTGCTGTGCATCGGGACCGCGCCCTTCAAGGTTGGCAATCTGATCCCGCACCTCCAGCAGCTTCCGATTGGATTCAACCAGAGAGTTCGCAGCATCAAGCTTCTTCGCGCTATCCAGCAGCTCCTGCTTAGTCTTCGACGACGCATTCTGGAAGTTGCCCTCATCGATGGCAGCCTGGACGCGGGACACCTCCGTGGCCTTCTTGCGTGTCTCATCGAGCGTGCCGACCAGCTCGATCTGTTGCTTCAGGCGCTCCAGTTCGCGCAGCGCGGCCGCCTCATCCTTCTGGGCTTCTGACTTGGCGCCCTTCGGCTTCTTGGGCAGGCTCTCCAGGTAGCGTGCCCGTGCCTCTGCCTCCAGCGCCTTAATCTCGGCATTGCTCTTGCCAGCAGCATTGCCCGCAGCCCGGATCCTCTTGATCTCTTCTTCGAGCTTCTTCTCCTTACTGAGATTCTCCAACCGGAGCTGTTCGAATTCCTTAGCCGCCTTGGCCTGGTCGGGATCGATGGGTGCATAGATGCCAGCCATCTGCACCTTCACAGGCGCGTTGGTTCCAGAGGCCGCCCGGATGCGCGCAGCCATCTTGCCGGTCAGGTCAGCAAAGGAAGGGAGCCCGAAGTTCTTGGCCAGCGTGCTGCCGACCACGCCCATCCCCAACAGATCGGACAGCCGCGGCAGCCTGGCCAGCACACCCCATTCGCCAGCCAGCTGGACCACCGCGTTGGTGAAGTCGCCCAGCGCGCCCCAGGCGCCGCTGACGTCCTTCTTGACATCCCGCCAACTGCGCGCTAGCGCCGGCATCGTCTCATCGCTCTGATCTGCGACCTCATCGAGGCGATCGGAATAGATCTTGATCGCCTCCGCCACTGCCTCCTGCTGGTTGCCCTCTTTGACCAGGGCGCGCACGCGTGCGAGCTGGGCTTCGGTCAGGAAGTTCTCCGACTCGGTGAGCGTAAGTAGACCTTCGACCGGATCCTTCTTCAGAGAGAGGAACTTGGCGACGGTGGTATCGATGGCCTGGCCGGCGGAGGCCTGCATCTTCGCAGCGCTGCGGGCGACGAGCTCGAACTGCTCACCGGTGAAACGACCGGTTTGAGCCACCTTCGTCAGCGCCTCAGCAGCGTTGCCTCGGGAAACGCCTTGAAGGCCGGTGAGCTGATCGCGCCGGGCCTGCAAGTTGGCAGTGCTGGTGGCGGCATAGTTGTTGGTGACGATCAACGCCCGCTGGAAAGCCATCTCTTCGTCGGCCGCCTGTTTCCAGGCCAGCACCAGGCCGCCCACCGCCGCGGCCAGTCCGCCGACCACGGCGATGGTGGGGGTAATAGCGCCAACCAGCGCACGCGCGGCCGGCACCACGCCACCAAAGGAATCCTTCAGCTGGCCGCCCTGCTGGACGGCCACCATCCAGATCGGCATGCCGCTGACGATGCTGGTAGTGATATCGGTGATCTGCGCCGGTAGCTGGCGCATGGCCATCTGGTACTGCCCGGCGGAGATAGCGCCCGGCCCGCGGCCGCGATTGTTGATCTCGGCCAGGTTGACGGCGTTACGCTGGATGTTGATGCCCGCAAGGGCGCGGTTGTACTGCTCGCGGCTGATGCGACCGGCATCCACCGCTGCCTTGAGCTCCTGCTCGTCCCGCTCCAGCTTCTGAAGCTTGGCCGACGCCCCGTCGTACCGGCCCATGACACCTTCCAGGGAGCGTTGACGCTGCTGCTCAGTGCGGCTCAGCGATGCTTCCTGTTTGTCCAGCGTCTTCAGTGCGCTGTTGTAGTCCTCGGTGGTGATCAGCCCGCGGGCCATGACCCGATCGAGCAGAGCCTCGGTGTCAGCCAGTTCGGACATGCTGGCTGCGCCCTGCTGCAGACGAGCATCGAGCTCGGAGATCGAGCGGATCTCATCGGCTACCGTCTTCTGCATGGATGCGCCGGCCGTGCGCACCCGATCCGCGGCTGAAGCGCCACTGCGGCTGGCTTGGTCCAGCGCGCCGGCCGCCTTGTCGGCACCCTTGGTGACACCCTCCAGACCTGCGCCAGCGGCAGTGCCAGCATCCTTGATCGAGGCCAGCCCCCGCTGCAGCACCGGCAGGCTCTTTTGCGCCTGCTCGATATCCAGGGCGATGCGCATCGCCAGTTCAAGGTTGCGGGTGGCGGCCATTGTTACTTCAGTTCCTTCAGCAAGGTGGTCGCCGGATCACCCCCGGCATAGGCAGCGTTGGTGTCGGTAATGCGTTCCCGCCGTGCTCGCCGTTGTTGGGCTTGGACATGCTCCCAAGCGAGCAGGATCTGGCGCTGCGTCATCCGACCGATGTCGGCAAAGCAGCGCCCGTAGCCGGCACAGATCAGGTCGGTGAAGACTCGTCCGTAGCCGACTGGTTCACCCTTTTGCCGACGGCGTTGCGCAGCAGCCGGCGCAGCAAAAAATTTCCGTTGGCCTGCCACCACAACAGCAGCATTTGCTCGCCATCGGTTTCATTCAGCGTTTCCAGCCAGGCTTCCTGCGCCCGCACCTCGGCCGCGGTATCGGAGCCCTCGCCCGGCGGAGGGGCGATAGCGCAGGCCAGCAGGTGGCGGAATACGTCCGGATGCGAGAGCAGGACATCGGTGACCTGCAGCATCGAAGGCGGCTCGCGCCCTTCAAACAGCGGCTGCAGGTCGGCCAGCAGCGGAGCCGCTGCCGGCAGGATCCGCGCCCCTTCGAAGAAGCCGTACTCGCGCACGATCACCGTCTTGCCGTCGACCTGGCCCTGCTGCTGCGCAGCCAGGATGTCCAGTTCGCCGGCGACTGCCTCCGAATCCGGCGAGCCGGGTTCGGACGGCGGTTGGTCCTGATTGCCGATTCGCGTGGCCATCAGGCGGCATCCACCAGCAGGACGCGGGCGTACAGACCGAAGCGCGGATCGGACTGGCGGACCGGATCGATCTTGGCCTCGCCATTGAGCACGATCTCACCGAAGCTGTCGTTGATCAGCGCCAGAGATTCAGCCGCCGGGAACGAAATGCGGTTCACGTCGGCGCGGACGCGCTGAGTGGTACCGTCGACACTGTTGACCGCGTCGAACAGCGCGTAGTACTCGGACTTGCTGCTCTCGAACACCTTGACCACGCTGTGGGCAGCGTACTCGTAGGTCTTAGCGACCACCGCGGCCTTGGCGGTCAGGAAGGTGATGATGCCGGTGGCCGGGTTGAAGGTGTAGTCGGTGTCGGCCACCAGCGGTGCTGCCGGCGTACCACCCTCCAGCACCAGCGCGCTGATCGCGGCGTACTCCAACGCGACCACGTCGCCGGGCTTGACGGCACCGATGGCCTCGTTGGCGACCGAGCCCGAAGCCAAATCCAGAAGCGTGCCATCGGTGGCCAGGGCCAGATTGTCGGTGTTGATCTGACCCAGCGTCAGCCTCACACCCAGGTTGCGCTCGGTGGTCATGGTAGCGGCGACGCCGCGCACACCCGACCAGCTCTCCTTCTTGGTTTCACGGGTGCTGGACATGGCCAGCTCCAGGACGCTGCTGTCATACACCCAGCGCGCCGGCGCGCGGCTGCCGTCGGCATTGCGCAGGCCCAGATACACGCGGCCCTGGAACGAGAAATATTCGGTCTTGGACATGACTTACTTCGCCTCCTGGGCGATGGCAGGAGTCGCCTGGCCGTTGGCCTTGCGCGACGGATTGGGGGAAGAATCGGCGTCGGGAGCGTCAATGAAGCCGCGCTCAACCGCCCAGGGCACCAGGTCGGCAGGAAGCTCCACCGTTTCGCCTTCCGCAATGGGCTTGCTCGCAAGCGTCAGGCCCGCCTTCTTGATCGTGTGCTTCTGAGTGGTCTGGGTAGTCATCGCGGAATCTCGGGTTGAAGAACGGCTTGGGTCTTCCATACGTCGACCCACAGGGCGGTGGCAGCGTCGTAGTCCTCGAGGTTGCCCTCGATGAGCTGGCAGGCACGGCCACCAGGAATGGGCGGTGTCCAGCCCAGCAGCGGCTGACGAACCTTGCCCAGCAGCAGGCGCAGCTCATCGATCACCTGCGCCCCGCGCTGCTCGCGGTAGTTGCGGCAGACGGTTACCACCGCGAAGTTCACTTCGACCAACTGCGCCAGGCGCGACTGCTGGCCGGGGATCGAAACGCCGGTTTTGGTCTCCAGCGGCATCTCCCGGGCCAGCAGCACGTAGCAGCACGGCGCGGGGAAGTCGCGCAGCGCTGTAACGGCGGCGTAGTCGGCGCTGCCCTGCACCTGGCGCAGCTCCTTCTCGCTGACGCCCTGTCGGATGCGATCGCGCACCAGGCCAGTGTCGAAGGGCTGGGTGCTCACCGGCCGTAGTCCTGCAGGGTTCGATGGCTGAACTCTCGCGGTGGTGCACAGACCTCCGGTGCACCGCCGCTGGGCGCAGGCAGCGGGTCATCGGCGCCGAGGCTGAACTTGCCATCGCGCACCAGCTCCAGAAAGCGCAGCGCTTCCTTGTAGTCGCGCACCACCGGATCGGTGCGTTCCTCGGTGTTGACCCGGTCCTTGTGCAGCAGGTAGCGCGCAATCCATCGGGCCCAGGTGGACACGATCCCCGGTACCGGCGCTGGCAGCGGTACCGGATAGGGCTTGGGCTTGCGCATGACCAGGTAGCCGTTGATCACGCCATCGGCATCGTCCAGGGCGCTCTGCACGTGCGCGGCCGCCTCATCGGCGATCGCCACGTCGGCCGGGTCGAATGCGCTGCGATCGCTGCCGAGCAGCGTGGCATCCATCAGCGCATCGTCCACAACCGGATAGCGCTCCGGCGTGGCCACCTGCGCCAGCTCCTGGGCGAGCTTGGCCGCCGACAGCAGTGCGAGCGTGCAGTAGGACATGACGGCCGGTTACTCCAGCTCTTCCGGGGCGACCGGGTCGTCACCGAGGACACCGGCATCCTGGTAGGCCTGCGCCTCTTCCCACGTCATCTCGATCCACGCCGGCGGCTTGACGACGACGTCGTTGTGCTTGAACGGGCTGAGTACTTCAAAGCACATAGGCAGCCAGAGACCATCAGAAACCAGTGCATTGGGCGAATCGCCTCCACCGGCGGCAACCCCAATGGTGATGTCGGCTTCCGGCGACGGAGCACCCGCGTCGATGGCGGCGTCCTGGTCCGCTGCCGGATGGTCAGCCTGCAGCGGGTCGACGGTAGCACCATCGCCTGCGGAGGCCGCCGACGTGGCGGTCTCCAGCTCACTGTGGCCTTGCTCCGGCACCAAGCCGTCCGTCGCCGGCGGTGCGTCGGCAGTCTTGTCTTCCGTGACGACTGGCACGTCGGCCGGCTGGTCGTCCTGGACGGTCTTGGGTGCGCTGGGCGGCGCAGTGCGGGGCTTGGCCACGACGAGTTCTCCGAATAGGTGTGGTGCCGTGCTCTCCGGCTGTCACGCATGGTTCTGCTGTGCTCCGCACGGCCAGGCCCGCGTT